TATTATCGTGAAATATAAACATTTTAAACAGGCCTTACTTTTTAAAGTGGGCTCACGTTTTCAGAGAGGAAGACGAGGACGGAGAGCTGGCAATCATAGGCGAACTTATCGCCAAGAACGAAAGCGAAGATACGCTAACATTCGGCAACCAGTATGAGATTGAGACCGAGAAGTTCGTGACCGACCAAGCCTTCGACCTGCGTATAAGCGTTAACAAGGAACTTCGAGAAGCGACAGAGAACGAAGTCGAACTGTTCAACAAGCATTATGCCATCTGGAAGAAAGAGAAGGAAGAGAGGGAGCATCCAGCCTTCAAGGTCTTTGACAAGGTGCTGGTAAGGAACGGAAAGAGATTCAAGTGGCAGCCAGCCTTCTTCGTTCGTGACCGTGGAGAGGAAGCAATTTACAGATATAAAGTCTTGCTTATCGAAAAAGGAAAAGTGGGAGACTTCACCAGCTGCATCCAATTCGAGGGACACGAGAACATCGCCTTCACTGACTACGATATTGAGAACCTGCCATTCTAGGACGTATGGCGAGTGAATTATGCAAGGCTTGCGATGCCGGGCGAAACTGCATAAACGGCATATACTGCCCGGCACGCAAGCAATATGTAGAACATCAGGTAATACTTGAATGCAATGAGCGATTTCGCAACAAGGGAGAAGAACAGAACGTACTACCAGGAACACCGGGAACAGATCCTCAGAGCCACAAAGGAATGGCGAAAGAGAAACCGGGAAAAATACCGGGCGTATCAAAAGGAGTACTGGAGTAAGCACTACCGGAACTACGGTACGAAGAACCGGGTAGTCGACAGAGCGATGCGTGGTGAGAGGAAGAAGCCGGACGTAGAGAAGGCTCTTTCAATGTTCAAGAATCCGCAGAAGGCAGCGCATCTGGCATGGCTGCTCGAAAACAAAAAGAATAATCGGTCGTGAGTTCAATAATAGAGTTTTTAACCAGCGAGGACAGAAGGGGATGGCTCCCTATCAAAACAAATAAACTTATAACATCTTGAAATTAAGATATGAGAGCCGGAAACGCATCTCCCGAAGTCTGACAACAAACAAAGAAAGCGAGGTGGTACATGAAGAAGTAGAAAGAAGACGATGATATAATTTAATTATGCTTTTATCCTACGGCTGGCGGTGGAAGAAGAAAGTGTCTGCAAAATATACATTTTATTGTTATTCTTATTTTGCCAGCAGGCAACTTCCGGAATCCCTGCCAGCTTTCTTTATCGCTCAGAGACAAGGGAAAGAAAAGGGGTAGGGGATAAGATAGGGATAATAACGTGTGTGTGCGTGTGTGTGCGCACGAAAGAGTGTTGGATGATAAACTATACCAGCAAAACAAAATAAACGCTTATGCGTGAAATTCGAACAAAATAAAGTACTTTAAAGAAAAATGGAAAAAGGAACAGTTATAATTGGTATTGACCCCGACAACCAGGAAAGTGGTGTTGGTGCAGTCTTCGATGATAGAAAATTCTTAGCCTACAAGATGGAGTTTCCGGCTTTGATTGATTATCTCAGAGCTATGAACGAAAGTTGCAAGAAGGTCAAGGTTGTTATTGAAGGCGGTTGGATAAACAAGAGCAACTGGCATATGCTGGGTCAATACATGAGTGCAGTCAAGGCAGCAGCCATCGGACGCTCAACCGGGATGAACCATCAGACCGGAATCCTTATCGTAGAATGCTGCAAGCATTACAATATACCCTACGAGATTATCAAGCCTTTGAAAAAATGCTGGAAGGGAAAGGACAGAAAAATCACGCAAGACGAACTCGCCTACTTCGTGAGCCCAGACGGTAAGTTGCCGAGAATGAATCAGGACCAGAGAGACGCCCTTCTCATTGCTTGGGTGTGCGCAGGGTATCCGGTCAAGGTTAAACCTATCGGGCAAAAGAAGGAGAGTGTCTTGAAGAGAACGGTTGACAGCTTCGACAAGTGAGCCGACTGAAACTATAATAAACGTTAAATATTATTCTGAACACTAACAAAGTGAACGAAAAGTCGTACCTTTGCCGAGGTGTTTGAATTACGAACACGGAAACTTAATACAATTGCAGATGAAAACAGAAGAAATCAAGCTATCTCAGATTACCGAGAATGCCGGGAACCCGAGAACCATCACGGAGGGAAGCAGGGGAGTGATTGTGTACGCAAGGAACGCATGCTTCGATATCGCAGAGGAACTCGGATATAAGTACTTCATCGAACTTGATGATGATTACTACGAATTTTCGTGGAAGTTTGATGAGCGAGGAAGATTCAAGCAACGACACATTCTTAACTTGAACTTCGTCTGGAGAAGGATGCTGGAGTACTTTCTTTCGTGTCCGTTTGCTACTCTGGCGATGGCTCAATGTGGCGATTTCGTTGGTGGCAAGGAAAACCAACTGGCGAGAACCATCGGCACAAAGCGCAAGGCGATGAATTCGTTCATCTGCTCAACTGACAGAAGATTTCAGTTTATAGGACGTATCAATGAGGACGTGAATACGTATACCATGTTGTCTACGCAGGGGAAAATCTTTCTCACGTTGGCACAGGTCGTTCTCAATCAAGAAATGACGCAGACCAATAAGGGCGGCATGAGTGAAGCGTATTGGGATGAAGGCACGTTTCAGAAGTCTTTTTCATCTGTCGTTGTCTGCCCTAGCGCGGTTAAGATGGGTATGATGGGTAATATCAATCGAAGACTGCATCATTCTGTACAATGGAAGTGCGTCACTCCGATGATAATATCTGAGAAGTGGAAGAAATAATATAATTGCGTTCTGCCGGGTGTTCGTTCATTTGTTGATAAACTTACCAATTGAACGAAACAACCGCACAGGCGTGAAATCTTAAGGAAATAAAACTATGGGATGCGAATGTTGTAAAATACACGACCGCAGTTCTTTTGAGAAATGTAAGGTTGGCAAAGGTGAGACTATCCGTAGCTTTTACGTTGCTCCCTGCGGAGTATCATTTGAAGGTAGGGGTAGCAATTACACTCCGCCTAAACAGAAAAGAAAAAAGAAAAGGAGAAAATGAATTATGCCAAGAGGAAACAATAACAGATTGAAGGCGCAGCATTGTGCGAAGGAGCAGCGACTGGAAATCGTTGCTCCCTTATGGCGCAGAAATTATAATTATCGGGAGATACGAGCCGAGGTAATGAAGCGGCTCGACCTTCCATCCTATTCCCTGCAGACCGTGAAGAGAGACGTTGATGCGCTCTTGAAGGAGTGGAAGGAGAACAGGCTGGAAGATACCGACAAGAGAATATCATCTGAACTTGCACGCATCGACCTCGTTATCAAAGAAGCATGGGAGATGTGGGAGAAGTCGAAGGAAGACTACGAGAAGAAGAAAGCTAAGCAGAAGGGTATTCCTAAGACTGACGATCAAGGTGTTCAAGTTGGTGTCGTGACTACGTATCAGGAGATGCAGAATGAGGAATACCGGGCGAGAGGTGATGCCCGATACCTTGATATTATCATCCGGTGCATTGAGCGAAGGTGCAGGCTGCTCGGTCTTGACCGGGAATCAATCGATGTGAATCTGGCCGCACAAGGCAAGGTTGAAATCGTATACCGGGATGCTGGTGTCTCCTGTGCTACCAGCGAGGAAGAGGTTAGGCAGCGAGAAGGTCTTTAGCTTTATTTTACCATAATATGTTTTAAGTTTTATTATTTATTATTTGTTGAAAGATGGCACTATTTGAAGTTATCGGTGAGTTGTACAAGGCGAACGATGATGCGAAACCGAGATTCCTTGTGAACCAGGGCGGAACATCATCCGGGAAGACTTACACCATCATGCAACTTCTTATAGTGCTGTCAATCGGCAATTCGAGGGCAATCATCACGGTTGCCGGACAAGACCTTCCGAACCTTAAGGTGGGCGCAATGCGAGACCTTGAAACAATCATCCATGGTTCCGCTTGGCTGCTCGACTGGTTCAAGACGAATAAGGCTGAATCCACGTATCGTGGCAAGAATGGAGCATTGATTGAGTTCAGGAGCTACAAGGACGCGCAGGACGCTAAGAATGGTAAACGTGACTATCTCTTCGTGAACGAGGCAAACGGTGTACCTTACGATGTGTTTTGGCAGCTTGCAATCCGAACACGTAAGCAGATATTCATTGACTACAACCCAACGGCTCGCTTCTGGGTGCATGACAACATCATCGGTCGCAAGGATTGTAAGCTCATCATCAGCGACCACCGCAACAACAGATTCCTTACAGAGAGCGAGCATGAGAAGATTGAAGCCATCGAGGATAAGGAATTATGGCTGGTATATGCTAGAGGATTGACCGGACGCATTACCGGACTTATATTCAGCAGATGGGACGTTGTGGATTCCCTGCCGCCTAAGGACGAGTGGAAGATGGACGTGAGGGGTCTCGACTTCGGATATACCAACGACCCTTCCGCTCTCGAACATCTTGTGCTGGCGCATGGCGAGTTATGGGTGGACGAGGAGTTTTATGAGGTTAACATGACGAACCCTGACATCGCACGAAGGTGCAGGGAACTGGGTATCAGCAGGAGCAATCTCATTGTTGCCGATTGTGCAGAGCCTAAATCCATCAAGGAGATACACAATGAAGGCTTATGGATTGTCGGTAGCACCAAGGGTCCGGATTCCATCAAGAACGGCATCGACATTTTGAAGCGATACCCGATACATATTACAAGACGTTCCAAGGGCATCATCGGCAACATGCAAGCGTACAAGTGGATTGTTGACCGAGACGGAAAGACAACCAACACCCCGATAGACGCATTCAATCACGGTATAGACGCAATACGATACGCAGCCTTGAAGAAGTTATCTGTCGCTCATAATGGAACGGCTAGAGCAAGAGTAATCAAACAGAATTAAATACAGAGCATCATGGATAAGAATACGAAATTCGGCTACTGGGTCAAGGTAGCACCAATTGCAGGCTTCCGGCTAGAGGGTAAGTTTACCCGTCCGGAATTCGTAGGCAAGGTTGAGACGCCCGAGAACTTGGATAATCTGTCTATCGGGCAATTAATCGACCTTTCCTCGCTGTCAGATACCAACGAGAGCTTGTATGTAGTTGTGCAGACAATTCTCGGCTTAAAACGCAAGGAGATAGACAAGGCGAGAGCCTTCGATGTGGTCCGCTTCGTTGGCTGGGTATCTGGCGAAGTTGAGCGCATCAACAAGATTTTCGAGAGCACGAACACCAAGCCAACGGCAAGGGAGAAGAAGGCTGGCATCGAGCAGCTCAACTTCGGATTGTTCGGCATGCTCGACTGGTACGCAAAGAGAATGGGCATACAAGACCATGACCAGGTTCTGAGCACTCCATGGTTGCGGATATACAAGTGTATCGACATGGATAATAAGCGCAACCAATACGAGAGGAGATACCAAGAGACTATGAATGACGAAATAAATCACAGACAATGACGAACACAATCGAGAAAACAGTCAAGGAGATAGCTACGGAGCAGTTCGATGGCTTCTCATACGTATTCGATACTTGGGATAAGGCAGACACGCGTCTTGAGCGTCTGGAGTTCCCGGCTATCGTCTGCATCATGCCTGTGTCCGGTACAACTACCATCCGCAATGGCAAGGTTATCGACACGGAGAATATTGCACTCGCATTCCTAGACATTGCACCAAGGGGTGCAGATGGTGAGGATAACGAGGAAGTCTACACTCGAATGAAGGAGCAGGGTGCACGGTTCATCGCAGCCATCAACGCATCAAGGAAGTTCGAGCCTATCGAACAGGCTTACTATGATGTTATCTGCGAGAGAATGAGCAGCATTGTGTCCGGTATCATGTATCAGCTACAGATCAAGCAGACAATCGGTAATTGCGTATGAAAAAAATTGAGTTCGATGCGAAGGCCGCATCTGTAATCATGAGGGAAGAAGCGGAGAGAGCAAGGCAGCTCATCATCGCACACATCAGAGCCAACGGTCAGAATGCTAGCGGCAAGACCACTGCAAGCCTTAATGTGCAGCAGCCAAGCGAGGAAGAAACGGTTCTCTTCGGCCACAGACCCTTCGGAGTACTGGAGACTGGACGAAGGGCAGCCAAGATACCATACGGCTTCGCTGGCATCATCCGGCAATGGATGAACGACAAGGGATTGCATGGAACACCTATTCCGTACAAGACAAACCGGACACACAAGTATACACCACAAGAGCGTGGCGACATGAGCTTGGCCGGAGCTATTGCCCACATGATAGCCATCAAGGGCAGCAGCCTACATCGCAAGGGCGGAAGAAATGACGTCTACTCGAATGTAATACCAGAGACGATGAAGAGACTGGGCGACAGATTAATCTCGCTCATACATCTTGGATTCGGTTCGATTAAACTTAACAATGAAACGGTATGAGACAGACAACGAAAAACAATATCACGGTTCAATATCCGGACGCTGTAGGCTTCGCATTCATTCCTTGCATCATCAAGGCGAGCGGAAGCAACCTATCGTGGATTGAGGTAATAATCAGATATAACAACATAGAACGTTCCTACAATGTGGAAACGTTTAACGGCAGTTGTATAACTGACTTCAAGACATACGTGCAAGCTCTTTTTGACGGACATATCAATGCAGCCTACGATTGGACGATAGACTATGATTCCGGCATGCTAAACCGTCTCGTGATTATCAAGGTAAACGCATACGATGATGGAAACGTACAGCTTGCGAGCGTCGACTTCACCACGAACATAGTTTGGGGCGCACCAAAGTATGGGGAGACGTGGAACGGCTACAAACGCCTTACATGGTTTACTCATTATCCGTTCACCTTTGGCATATACTTAAGCAATTTGAACGCCAACCTACTAATCGGTTACGAGGGAGTACCAAATAAGCTACTGAAGATTCCTATTAACGGTATGGTGGACTTCTACGCAGGCATATTGCCTAGTGGTGCAAAATACTGGAACATCTACGACTATGATGGAGAGATTCAGCAGGGAACGTTTGACAATACTTTCGACCTTACTTTCAGTCTAGCCACCGGTGGCAAGCAGTCTCTATTGCTTCGCATCGACAGAGACGATACCGAGAGCGGTATCTATTTACGTTGGATTGACCGACACGGATTTATCCGCTATTGGCTCTTTGCGGCTGGGGAGGAAACGAGGGAAATAGCCAGCGACCTGAGTTTCATACGCAACAATTTAGGCGATTACCTATACGGCTACTATGGCGATAATGGAAGAAGGCAGGGATACAATCGTACGGACTCCATCAAGCTTTGTGCTCCTTTGGTAGACCGAGATACGTTTGATATGCTGCAAGACTTAACCAGCAGCCCAGTTGTTGACATGTACCTCGGTGGAGACTGGGCGCAAGAGGAAGATGAGTGGATGAGCGTGACGATCAAGGCAGGAAGCTACACGAAGAGCACAGCTTGCTTGCAGGATTTCGTGTGCGAAATGGTAATCAATAACATTAACGTTCAGAGACTATGATGGAACAACAACTATACATCGATGGCGTGCTGATGGACTTATCGGAAGATACGAGCATCACGCTCGACATCAAAAGTAATCTTTTTCGTGATGTTACGAAAATGACTTCGAACCACACATACACCATTCAGTTACCAAGGACGGTGCACAACCTTTCTGTTTTACAGCAAGCGGACAGGCCGAAGAGTGGCAGCAGATATCCTTTTATTTTCCACCAGTGCAGCTATTTCCGTGAAGGTGTGCAAATTATCAAGGACGGACGATTGAACGTACTGAGCATTGAGGAAAGTATCGAGGTTTCAATTTGTTGGGGTATAATGCCAGCGTTCACGAAGCTGCTGGAGAGCGGAATGAAACTGAACGAACTGGGAGTGATAGATAGAGTGTATTTCGGGAAGTATAACACTCCAAACACCAGAGAGGAAGCCGTGAGCAATGGGATATTCTTTGCTTATTACAACCCATATCGAATTGAGAGCAAAGACAACTACGGCATTAATTTGGTGCAGAGGAATAAATATACCACAACACAATACTCGCCTAACCGTGGACGCATCAGAACAGGCACAGAAGCCGGAAAACATATAAGCGGAAAGATAGAGAACGAATCGGACACGATTTGTGCTATCATTCCCTTCCTGCCATCGACAACGGCAAAGGTGCAAGCGCAAGGAAAGGGCGATTACAGAAGCTATGCAGTACTGGACAAGTACATGCAGGTTATATCCGTGAGCGGAGAAGATGAGACGCTGGGCGAATATACCATCAGAGGAGAGACAAGGGCTGCGTACCTTGTAGTGAATGCGCCTGCCGAATATTACGGCACTTTATCGCTATCTGTTACCGGGTTAACACCTATGCACGAAATGATAGATGGAGATAATAAAGAGGATTTCGTTGGCGATGAGGTGGCAGTGAACGAATATAAGACTTCTCCAAAATACTTGCAGCCATGCGTGACCGTAGGCTGGCTATTGTCAAGAATAGCAAGCAAGTCTGGTGTCTCTTTCATTTGGCAGGATGATGAAGCCAAGAAGATGTTGAGCAGTCTTGTTGTGCCTATTATCAACAACAAGGCAGACGACAAGACGATTATTGGTAATCTGACCGCAGACGTTAAGAGCCGTGACGGACTAGGTGCGCTTTCCTTTTCCATCGACAACTCATTGACATCAGTCACGCCAAGCACTGGCAGCGATGTGCAGAAGCTGACGGTAACGAAGGATTGCGAACTGACCTTTGACGTGCAAGTACAATACTACATCAGGCACCAGTTTGAAGACGCTGCAGAGATTCAGTTGCCAATGGGCGTGAAAATGACCGTAACAACGCCAAGTACTACTGGAAGTGAAGCATCAACGCAGGAATACGAGTTCGGAGACATGGAATACGAGGATGGGCAGGATAAGTACCCGGTCGTACTACGCAGCTATGCTATCGATGGCTATCTTTATTTACTTTCGGCAGGGACAAACACAATATCGTTAAAGAAGGATGATGTACTGACGTTTGAGACTATCATGCATGGAATAAACACAGTCAATTTTCCTTCCGTTTATGGTGGAAAAATCACAGCGAGCGTCAAGGTTGGAGATAGCGTGCCGATTGAGGGAAGTTTCCCTATTGGCATAAATCTGCCCGAAATCGAGGTAACAAACTTCATTAAGTTTTTGGCTTTGATAACTGGCTCATTCCCTAGACAGCTGACTAATAGCACGCAAGTGCAGTTCGTTATGTTTTCCAAGGTCTGGAGCAACAAGGCGAACGCCTACGACTGGAGCGGAAAACTCATTCCGTATGACCGCCAAGGTGCACCACGAAAAAGCGAGTATTTCGTTTCTGACTTCATGCAGCACAACCGCTACAAGTGGAAGGAAGACGAAGAGACAACTGGAGACTATGATGCAGACCTCGCAATCGACAACCAAACTTTGGACTACGAGCAGGACACGTGGACGTTGCCTTTTGCAGCTAGCGATGGCAATCGGATACCGATAAGAACGCTGGATTCCTTCGGCATGAAAAACGGTGGCGAGTACAAGAGCTGCAAGGAGCGGATAATGACGCTAAGAGATGATAAGGAACAAGCGGCACTTCGATTCGATATTGACCTTCAGAATATATTCGACACGAAGTACAAGCAGCTTGCAGCAAGCATCGCCAGGGCGCACGTAATCACGGAACGGCTCAATCTGTCTGACTTGGATATTCTGGACTTTGACGAAACGAAGCCAGTGTACCTTGCTCAGTATGGCGCATATTTCGCAGTTCTTGAAATCAAGACAACAGACAGCGGATATTGCGAGGTTGAAATGATAGAATTAATCAATTAAAATCGTATTGTTATGGCAAACGAAACAGTTTCCGAGGAGCAGAGAATCCTCGACATCAAGGTCAAGTACAAGGATGCGATACAGAGCATTGCATCATACAAGAAGAAGATTGACGAGCTCAAGGCCGCAGAAGCGGAATTGAAGGAGCAGAAGAAGGCCGGGGCAATCACTGATGAAGAATACCAGAAGCAGATGGTTGCAACCGATTCCGTCATTACCCAATACAAGGATAATATTCGGGTGCTCCGCAAGGAACTACAGAACAATCTCAGACAAGAGCAGGAGAACGAGGGCAGTCTGAAATCTCTCCGTGCCCAGCTCTCGAATGCTACGAAGGCTTATGATGAGATGAGCCGTGCCGAGCGTGATAGTTCCAAGGGTCAGGAGATGCAGGAGCATATCCAAGACTTGATAGAGGAGCTGAAAGAGGCTGAGGAGGCTACTGGAAGATTTCAGCGCAGTGTCGGCAGCTATTACGATTCCATGATGAAGGCGGCTGACGACCTACAGAACACCGAGTTTTTCGGTTTTGATGTTGTTGATGATACTGGAATCGGAAAGGTTATGGAAATGGGAAAGTCCGTGGAAGACCTAAAGGTAAAGTTTGGTGCCTTGAAAAATACGGCTCTTTCCTTATTGACCAACCCTTATTTCCTCGCCATGGCAGGTGTGGCTGGTGTCGGAATGGCATTCAAGTGGTGGTATGACTACAACAAGGGATTGATGGAAGCCACACGACTGACGAAGCAGTTCACCGGATTGACCGGAAACGAGATGAAATCCGTGCGCAACGAGGTTCTTGCGGTATCCAATACATTCGGTTTGGAATTCACGGAGACGATGCAGTCTGCTAATACGATGAGCAAGGCTTTCGGCATTTCCGTTTCTGAGAGTTTGAAAATTATGCAGGACGGACTTGTGAGCGGTGCAAACGCCAACGGAGAATTCCTCGATACGATTAAGGAATACCCGAGATACTTCAAGGAAGCCGGACTGAGTGCAGAGGAAATGGTGGCAATATCAACGCAAGCGACCAAGGAGGGAATTTTCAGCGACAAGGGTGTTGATACCATCAAGGAAGGAAATATACGACTGCGAGAAATGACAACCGCTACGGCTGCTGCGCTTGACGGAATAGGCATTTCTTCCAAGCAAGTTCAAAAGGACTTGCAGGACGGAAACAAGACCACATTCCAGGTTATGCAAGAGGTGGCTAATAAGTTAAAGGAACTTCCGCAATCAAGTGCTGCTGTGGGTAGCGCAATTGCCAACATCTTCGGTGGTCCGGGAGAGGATGCCGGGCTTGCTTATATCGAAATGCTCGGTAATATCGAACTTGATATGGACAAAGTGAAGGCAAAGTCCGGTGATCTCGCCAAGGCACAAGAAGACGAATTGAACGCAACCAAGGAATTGCAGGACGCAATGGCTTCTCTGTTTGATTACACAGGGGGTGGCTTCGAGAACATGAAGGCTCAGTTGTCAACGATTGCAAAGAAATCACTTACGGCAGTTATCAAGGGAGTTGTGCAGGCAATCAACTACTTCATCGACTGGTACAATGACAGCCTTCTGTTGCGAGGGATAATCAATGCACTCGGGACAAGTTTCCGCTTGATGTGGAACGCAATCAAACTCGTATGTAATCTCGGAATAGACGCATTCAAGAGGATGGGCTTTGCAGCCAAGGGCATGCTTGATATTCTCGAAGGTATCGTGACTTTCGACCTATCAAAGGCACAGAAGGGATTCAAGGAGATATTCGACATTTCCGGCACAATCAAGGAAGCATGGCATGACATCAAGAACGCTGGCATCGAGATAGGAAACTCATTCGCAGACGGATTCGAGAACACCGTGAACGGAAGACTGAACCACCTGAAACTTGCGAACCTAGACGGTGGAGCGACCAGCATCGAGCCAACGAACGGAAACAAGGGAACGACACCAGCAGCAGCCAAGGGCAACACCACCAAGACCAAGGCACAGAGAGCCAAGGAGCAAGCGGAAGCAAAGGAGGAAGCCGAGCGCAGGAAGAAGCAGGAAAAGGAATTGCAGGAAGCGATTGCGCTTATACAGTACAAGTACAACGAGCAGGTAATGGACGCAAAGAAGCGATACCTCGCAGGCATGTACGACAACGAGCGAGACTACAGCAACGACCTCGAACAGCTGGAGAAGAACATGGTAGCGAGGAGCATTGACGCATACGTGGCTGCCGGGCAAATCGGAGCGGAAAAGGCGCAGGAAATGCAGGTAAAACTTCTAGACATCATGATAAAGGCGAAAGCGGACTTGAAGAACCAAGCAAAGGAGATTGTGGACGAACTCAACAAGGAGTTCGAGGACGCAGAGAAGGCACGCAAGGATGCGGACATCATGAACGGTGGCACTGGAGAGGAAGATGATACAGCCAAGCTGGAGAGATACAAGGCTTTCCTGGAGCAAAAGCTAGCAACGACACAAGAGAATGTTGAAGCGCAGAAGCAGCTACATAAGGAGTTGCATGATACAGAGATTGAATTGAAGGAAGACAGCAACAAAAAGCAGGCGCAGTTATCTTCCAAGCAACTGGAGACAATGGCGCAGATGATTTCGACCATGGGTGATGGTCTGGCTGACTTCTTCAGCGAGCAGGATAAATCTCTCCACTCGTTCTTGAAATCGATGCTTACGTCATTACTCGATGCAATCAAAATTGCCATTGATGCTTATTACGCTCAGATCCTAGCAAAAGAGATTGCAAGCAAGTCGTGGGCTGGTGTCGCCAGTACTGCTGCGCTGATGGCTCTTATCAATGCAGCTTTTGCCGGAGCGAAGGCAGCAATCAAAGGTTTCTCTACTGGTGGCTACGTGCAGGGTGCCGGGACCGGAACAAGTGACAGCATCCCCGCAAGGCTCTCGAATGGAGAGAGCGTAATGACCGCCAAGGCTACTTCAATGTTCAGCCCAATTCTCTCAGCCTTCAATCAATTGGGTGGTGGTGTGCCTATTGTTGTAAGCGGCAACCAGAGCAATATCGGCATTGATATGCTGGCTGCTGCCGTTGCCAAGGGGTATTCGATGGCTCCGCGTCCTGTTGTCAGCGTTGAGGATATCAACAAGACGCAGAGAAGGGTCAAGACAATTGAATCTCTTGCTGCAATATAGTGTTATTTCTATCATATTTGCGCTCTGTGCGGTTTTATTTGTCAAGTGGTGTAATTATATACCAAGGCACAAAATATCCGCTCATAACGTGAATTTTCGCTCAATTCACAAAAATTAAGTGTCTGAAATGAAAACATATCGAAAATAATCGTATCTTTGCAGCAGTTTAAACTAAAAATATCTATAATTAATGGCGCAACTAAGAATATACAACGATATTGATTGCCAGGATAACAAATTCTGGTATCAATGGTTCGGTGGCGATTGTGTCTGCTTTCAAGACATCGACACGTTTGCGAAATCCATCCCGGAAAATGATGATACCATCGACATGCGTATCTTCTGCAACGGTGGCTCGGTAGTTGAAGGCTGGGCAATCTACGACCGATTGAGACAGAGCGGAAAGAAAATCTCCTGCATCATCGAGGGCAAGGCTGCATCAATGGCGACAATCATCATGCTCGCAGCACCGAAGGAGAGCCGTAGGGCGTACGAGAACGCATCATTGCTTCTGCACAATCCGTGGATACCTTGCTGGGCACTTGAAGAGCAAGTGACGGCAAAGGATTTGGAGAATCACGCAGAGGAGATGCGAATGTGGCAGAATAAGATGGTAGATGCTTATGTAGAGCGATGCGGATGTGACCGGGAAGAGGTACAGGCATTGATGGATAAGGATATATTCATCGACACGAAGGAAGCAATCCGTCTCGGTTTAATCTCTTCTACAGTTCCAGCTATCAGCGCAAGGGCAGGCAAGTCAGTTTCAAGTTTTATTAATAATTCAAAAAAACAAAATCCAATGGCAAAAGAACAGAAAAAAGAAATCAAGGCTTCTTTGCTCGACAAGATTCTTGCTCATTTCGGTGTCAAGTCTCTTGACGAGGTAGAACAGAAGGTGTACGAGCCACAGTCTGAGAAGAAGGATGATGTTGTCGCAATGGAACTCAACACATCGGACGGTCAAGTTCTGACCGTAGAGCGTGAAGAGGGCGACCCACAAGTCGGTGACAAGGCGAGCCCGGACGGTACATTTGAGATGCCGGACGGCAAGACAATTGTTGTCGAGGATGGTGTTATCACGGACATCAAGTCTGCCGATGACAACGAAGACAACGATGAAGGCGGTGAAGGCGAAGGTGGTGACGATACCGTTGCCAAGTTGAAGAATCAAGTTGCCGCTCTCCAGACTGAGCTCGAAGGAGTGAAGGTAGAATTGAGCAAGGCGCAGTCTATGGCTAAGACCAAGAACGATATGCGCATCCTCAACGCTGTGAAGATGGCAGGCGGTGAAAAGATGCTTGCTAAGTTCGCAAGCAGTTATGTTCCGCAGCAGCGTCAGCCATCCGGCAAGCAGGCTGGCGAGCAGGCTTCCATGAAGGAAGACAAGAAAGATGCCGTTATCGCTAAGTTGAAAAAGCTCAACGGCAAGAAGTAGTTTTTAATCATTAATTGTTTTTAATATTTATGAGTGGATTTACTAAAAAGCAGGTCGAGAATCTGGTTCTCGAATCTGCAAACCTTGCGAGTATCAAGGATGCGATTCAGGAGACATTCTACAAGGATGAAGACTTCTCTCGCTTCGTGAACATTCAGAAAGTCAAGGAGAAAGACCCTATCGCTCTTCTCGGTGAGATGGAGATGGTAGGTAAGAAGGGCGGTGGCTGCGACCCTGTCTATGAAGAGAAGGGTATTGCCAACTCTCAGAACCGCTGGGAACTCGGCAATTGGGAGATTCCTCTTAAGGTATGTTTCGAAGCCTTGAAGGGAACAATCGCTGAGTATTCATTGAAGACCGGAACTGATATCGGAGACCTTGAAGATACCGATTTCCTTGCTATCTATGCTGATGCGCTCAAGCGTGCAATCCTTCAGATGATTTGGCGTTTCGGCTGGTTCGGTGACACAGAAGCGAAACTGGTTGACAGTGGCGGTAAACTGACTGCTGGCTCTAACGTAGACGCATTCAACGTCTGTGACGGTCTCTTCAAGCGTATCTTCGCTGCAACCGCAGAAAAGAACCATACTGAGATTGCAGCGAACAAGGCTGAATCAACCGCAGCACAGATTGCAGCTATCCGTACCAAGGGCACAGCTACAACTCTGGTCGATACCATTCTGATGGACGTTGACAGCCGTATCATTGATGACCCAGGCGCAGTTCTCCTCATGACCAGAGGTCTTGCGGATGCTCTCGCTTATGACATCAAGAAGACCTACAGCGATATCCTTCCATTTGAGAAGGTGTTCGATGGCTTCGATGTGGCGAACTACAATGGTGTTACCATCGCGCGTGTCGGCATCTGGGACCGCATGATTAAGGCATACGAGAAAGGCGAGGCGACAATTAACCTTCCTTATCGTGCGGTATTCTGCAATCCGAAGCAGCTTATGGTTGGTACGGATGCAGACAATCTCATCAGCGACCTCGACATCTGGTTTGAAAAGAAGGAGCGCAGAAATTATATCTACGCTACCGGAAAGATTGGTACTGCATTGCTCGAATCAGACATGATTCACGCGGCATATTAATCGCTCCAACATCTTCAATTTATCAATTAGTATTAAGTCAGTTATCCTCGCCATCCGAAAAGGTGGCGGGGATATAAACTAACAACAAAAAAGCAAAAATTATGACTGGAACATGTGAGAAACTTATCTCGCAGGATATCAATATTGCCTGTGATGAAATGGTCGTAAAAGGCTTGGAGAGCGATGGCATCATCATCAATCGTGAGAGTGTCGACTTCTCTAAGTGCGTAATTGCCGACAATGTAATCAAGACGCTCGTTCTTAAGGTTGGCAAGAAGGGTTATCAGATCAAGCAGGATGGCAACAAGCCTTTCTCCGGAACCAAGACCGAATTGAACGTTGGCACATACCGCAACAGTTGGAACAATACCGTAGCGGTGGTTGTGCTCGCCAATACTCCAGAGGTTGCTGCAAATATCATTGATGGTCTTGCTAGCGGCAAGTTCATTATTATCCTTCGTAACCTTTCAAAGGGTACTGATGGCAAGGCAGAGTATCAAGTGTTCGGCTGGGCGCAGGCATTGAAGGCAAGTGCAGGCGAGAATGACAAGTATTCTGATGATACCGAGGGCGGCTGGCTCATTACCCTTGAAGAGACTGGTGCTCCAAGAGCAGCATATTTCTTCTTCGATACTGATGCAGCAACCACGGAAGCCAAGTATAAGAGCCTTCTGACCGAAGCCTCATCAGATTAGCCTATGACATACAAGGAAGCAGTCGCTATTGTGGAAGACCTACGGAGTAGGTTTGACTCTCCTTTCGGAGCAGCCGACAAGGCTGCAATCGAGAAACTATACATCATGGTAGCTCGCAAGCAGTTCGTACCAACGACATGCCAGCAATGTTACCATGATGCGCTAATTGAGATTTATTTAACTCTTAAAAATTCAAAAGCTATGCCAGAACAGTGTAATTATAGAATGAAGGCCGGATTCATCATTTCGTGCCCAGACTTCCATGGCGGCAAAATCTTTACCAACGAGAACCTTACCGACGAGGTCGCTGCAGAATACCTTGATAAGTTTCCAGGGATGCAGGACTACTTCCAGAAGGTGCCGAAAGAGAAGGTCGAGAAGCCAGCCAAGAAGAAGGATAAGGGCAGCAATGATACTCCATCCGGTAACAACGAGTAAACTATTAAGCGATGAACGTTAAGACAGTTAAGAAGCCAGCGAGACGCGTAGACACGAGTTATGTGTCTCGCTTCAAGATGCAAGCATACGGATATAATAATCTATATCCGCAGAATATTGCGCAGATTACAGAAGCAAGCGGTACTGCTATGCTATGTATTGACCGATACGCCCGCTTCATTGAAGGATACGGATTCGGCAATGATGCCGTTGCGGAATACATTCTCAACAATGAAGGAGATACGACAGACGATATCCTTAAGAATGTTGCTGCCGACTTGGCAAAGTTCGGTGGTTTCGCCCTTCACGTCAATTATAACGTTCTATGCCAAGTGTCAGACGTGCATCATGTACCCTTCGAGAACTGCCGACTTGAAGAGCCGGACGACAAGGGGCACGTGGCGCATGTTCTCGTTCATCAAGACTGGACGCAGCGTAAGACAAGAAACGGCAAGAAGTTGAGAGTGACCGAGGAGAATATCGAGAGGTTCGACATCTTCAATTCTGACCCGGATATCGTGAGCCAACAGATAGATAATGCTGGCGGTATCGATACGTACAAAGGTCAGATCATGTGGTGCAGCTTGGATGGTAAGTTCGTGTACCCGAAGGCTCGGTATGATTCCGCAATCACGGAAATCTCAACAGATGAAGGTCTGGGCAACGTCAAGGCAAGGAACGTCCGTAACAACTTCCTTGTCTCCTGTATGCTCATCAGTAAGAAGGGTGTGCCAAAGACGGACCCGGAGACTGGCGATGAGATTGATAGCGGTCAGATGATAAGCGATGAAGACCTTCAGCAATTCCAGGGGGATGAAAACTCATTGAAGATTCTCGCCATCGAACTGGAGAACGATGAGGATGAACCGAAGGTCGTTGCCTTCCCAACTAAGAACTTCGACAAGGAGTTCAGCGTGACGGATGCAAGCGTCATTGAACGCATTTATGCTCAGTTTCATCAAGAATTGTTCTATGCCATCCGTATCGGCAAACTCGGCTTTAGCGGTCAAGTAATGCAGGATGCGTATGAATACTATGCCGGAGAGGTGACCGTTGAGCAGAGATTCATTGAGAGAGCCTTCAAGAAGGTGTTCTCTGCTTATGTAGACCCTGCCCTGCAAACGTTAGACTTGACCTTGCAGCCATTGAAGTATATCAGCAGCGAGGTCGCAGGAAACAATACAATTGATTAAGACCATGGCAGAAGAAAGAACATCATTATTGACGGTTGAGCAGTTCAAGCAGCTAGCTCGACCTACTGGCAACCATATTGACGAGGAAGAGGTCAAGGTATTCATACGTGAATGCGAAGACAGCTTCATTATCCCGGCTATCGGTTATGAGAGGTTCAAGGCTTCCATCGGTCAAGGTGATTTCGGGGATTCCGTTCTTCCGGGATTCAATGCAGATACCTTCATTGACGGTGGCGAATACTCTGTCGATGGCAAGGATTCGAGCTGTAAGGATATCAAGGTCTTGAAATATACGAGTGGAATACGTAAATCGCTTGCATATTTCGTGTATGCGAAGATATTACGCTCGGATGGTACAATTGTCAGCCGGAGCGGTGCAATGCGTCACAGAGACGATTATTCAGACCATGTTGACGATTCATCGCTTAAGCAGTACAACGACATCATGGGGATGGCAGAGAGTTACTTATCAGACGCCCTTCTGTATCTTAAGGCGACAACGAAGACTGGTGAGGTCAAGCCGCATCGAAGTACAAGGGTAAGGATTCATGCAATCGGAGATTAGCTTATGGTTGAAGTATCAGACATTTTAACTCGCTCGAAAAGAGTGAGAGACGAGACACAGGTCGGTGGGAATACAGCCAGCAGGGTTGGCGGTATTCTTGTCGACTTGTGTCAGTTGGTGAAGACTGGTGGTGTCGAGGTTCCATCCAGAGATACGAGATTTCGGGGTGAGTGGTCCGAGATAGTTGCGAATAGCGACAATCCATACGTATGCGATGAGACTACAATCGATAGCGTATATTATTACGGCTGCAAGTACTTCTGTAAGAAGGACATAACGAAACTGCCGCCTACGTATCCGTTCACGGATTGGGGATTCCTTGAAGGGAATCCGTATTTTTACCTGCAAATGACTTCCTCGAAGTTCTGGAACTTCCGCATCAGTCAACTATTGAAGGTAGACAAGGACGGAAACTTCCTTCCGTTCACTACTCTTGAAGTGACCGGATTGCTGTATAATCAGGACGTGACCGGATTCATGTACAACGTTGTATGGACGAGAGATACAGGACGCCCGGATCAAGATTACGCTTGGAACAACACGCACAAGAATATTGGAACTTCTCTTCCTCTGACCTACGATGATATCGGTGGTAATGATTACAAGGCAGGAACTACGACATTCAAGTGTACTGCGCAGATTGATGCCGGAAAGACAATATTCACAGAAGAACAGGAAATCAAAATATAGACAATATGAAAGAATTAGGAAAAAGCAATCCGAAAGAGCTATCTATAGAAACAACTGCCTACTCGCAGAGCGTATCTATTGAGAACATCGGAGCAATCACGAACAGACAGACGTATGATGCTGCCAGCAAGACCTATGAGCCGGACTTCTCGCAGCGCCCATGCCAGCTCTTCCCTAAGTGCTTCCTCATTGACCCGGACAATCCGGTACAGACGGAAGTCTTCAACAAGCAGCTTGATTCCTTCAAGTGGTTTGAGGTGACATCGGAGGGGGAAACGCTTATCTATCCGAGTGCAGATGCAAGCGGAATCAAGGCTGGCTACGAGGTAGAGAAGAATGGCGAGTATAAGGGTATGCTCTACGTCAAGTCTAATGGTAAGGTAGGCAATCGCAGAACCGTCAAGTTCATCGCTACATGGACAGACCCATTGAGCGGATACATCTACAAGTTCCAGGCAGCAAAGCCTATAACGGTTGAGGATATTACGGAAGCAAGGGCTACCCTGTCTCTTGATGCGCCATCCGCCATCCGGTGGAACCCGATGCGCATGCCTGCAGAGCAGACCATCAACGCAAAGGTCTTCGTTGGTAACAGCGACATGACCGATAGTGATAAGGTCAAGTTGTGGTGGCTGCGAATTCTCTGCGATGGAACAAAGGAGCCGATTACGGCAGACGATGAGACCACGAGCTGGGAGATTGATACCATTACGACATCTGAGAGCGGACAGATCACGGGAATATCAATCAATCGTGAGATGATAGGGGATTCCATATCTTACGAGGTTCATGCGGTGTACAATGCAGATGGAGTATTTCCGAAGTCTTACTCTAAGACAGACGCGATAGAGACTACTACCATCGCAAGGTATATTCCGAGCCTTAATATTACGTATTCCGGCTCTACGACATCAATCGTTAATGGTGTCTTGTCTATTCTCTGTACTGCATTCGTCTCTGATGGTGCCGGAACACTCGATGCGTCCGTCTGGAATGAATACGCAAGGGCTCGTTGGGCATTCGTCAATTACTCCATCGATGAAGACGGAAACAGAACTGAATCCGAGAAGCTCATCGGCTACGGAACGGAAATGTGGATTCCGGTAGAGCAGAGTAAGTTCCTTCGAGTGACATTGGAAGACCGGGGAAACTACGTTGTTCTCGTTGATGACAAGGGCAAGGTTCTCGAAGATGAAGCCGGAAACAAGTTGATAGAACGTGAATTGATTAATTAATAATATTATGGGATATTACATCAAGGTAACTAAACAGGTGGCTTCTCGCATCCTATCCGATGGAGTGAAGCCAACGAAGACTGCTGACGGAAACTGCATCGTGTGGCAGTCTGAATTGAACGGAGTTGAGGGTGTCAATCTCTCTGAGAGAGCGGCAACTGTTGGCGGTGTCCTTCTTACTGCCAAACAGGCAAAACTGGAGATTGCCGGAGTAGAGCATCATTCCGAGTGCTATACACCAGCCGCCTATGGTGGCGAGGATAAGATAAGTGATACCGGGCAGGAGACTGCTGAGTATACACAGACGGTCAAGGACCCGGAAGTTATCGGTGCATCACCAGCCGATGAAAAAGAAGTCAAACCAAGTAAAAAATAAAAGCAATGAGCAAAGGAACAGTAACCGGTCAAGTGACCGTGATATCTGATGGTACAACGTTCTTCCCGATTCTACAATGCACTATCGGAGACTTGTATCAGTCTTACAAGGGAGACCCTGCATCGCCTACGAATGTGTCTCCTAATTTTGAGACTATCGAGAGTAAGCCGTTAATTGTCTTCCAGGCATTCTCTGCACAGGAAGCGACTGGTTCAACATATAATCTCGCCAATGCAACTGCGAAATGGTACGTTGATAATACTCTTATTTCTTTCAATGAGGATGGCGTATCAACAACAGTCTTCAATGGAGTGAGCGGACATTTCACGAAGTCTACGACTGACGGAAATCCATCCCTTAAGGTCAACAAGAACCTTGTCAACATCAATGCCGGAAACTCATTTACGATTAAATGCGTGACAACGATATCTGTCGACAATACTTCTGTTGACTTGACTGCCGTCATCCCTGCGACAGTTGTGCTCGGAACGGAAAATACCAAGAAGGTTACGATTGTGGCTACAAGCACGAAGAATCTCTTCACTATTACCGAGAAGGGCGGTTCATGTACGGTTGCTGCAATGGTTATTTCGGGCGATGTTGTATCAACTGATACCTATACGTATAAATGGTACTACAACGCTGACGATGGCGACTGGACGCTCAAGAAGAGCGGAACAGAGAAACAGTTTACAATCAATGAAGCAGACGTAAATTCGTCTCTCCTCATCAAACTGGAAGTATACAAGGGAAGCGAGTTGTACGGCATGGATACGCAGAGCATCAATGACGTTTCAGACCCTTATATCTTATTTCCTAACTGCTGCAGGGAAGGTACGAATGAACTGCGTGCAGAAGCGGTAAGACGCAAGGAGACTGGCAATCTTGTCTACAAGCCGCAATTGTACAGACGTGGAAGCTCAACACCGGAAACCGGATACAAGTTCAACATGTTCTGGTATGATTACGCTGGAATCAAGGTTCTCTCCTACGAGAATGCTGCCGAATTCACGGTTCCGATAAAGACTATCACGGAGCACAGCGGCTTAATCTACGTGTTGCAGACAACAATATAATATCGCGCCTATGGAGGGGAAGAACGTATTGGCTTCGGTAACAGGCAATGTTCCTGTAATCGAAGAAGGAGAGAAGGGAGCGAAGGGTGCAACAGAACGCCCTCGCTCTTGGGAAGAAATCCCGGATGGCTCTGCAATTGAATCCGGAACAGGCAATGAACAATGGATTGATATTGTTCTGTATGGGGATGATTTCTACCAGTGCATCAGATCATTCACGAAGGGTAATGGTGTCGTACCTACGAACACGATATACTTCAAGCCTATCACTGACTACAAGCGGCTTGCAACTGGGTTATTTCTCGCAAGGAAAGGCTACATCAAAAACCTCATGGTTAATGACATATACATAACAGGCGATGGCACAGAAACCGGAAATGTTCTACTGAAGGCTGATAAGGACGGAATCACGTGTAACACAGGAACATTCAAGAATGTAGATATAAGCGGTAAGGTCACTGCAACGTCCGGCTTCGTTGGCAACTTTACAATTGCAGATGGTTCTATCAAGTATGTGTCTGCCGCGAAGACCTGTGAAGTTTGTACTGACTACGTGCAGTATGTTGACTTATCGAAAACCCAGTCTCTTTATTTCGGATATGGAGATTCCGGGGTGAAAGCTGAACTTAGAGGAAAGGATGAAGACAACAATGATATGGTATGCAAGATGATTGTTACTCAGGACGAATTGAAACGTAAGAACATAGGGTTGGTAACGTCTATGAGTGGATTCAAGTCTAAGTTTGCGCCCAACGAGCTATATATTGGAGATTTCTTCAAGCGAGCGGTTATGGTGCAGATATATAGGGGTGGTTCCGGGGTGTTACATAGATATTCTCTTCCCGTCGCTGGGGTTGGATGTTATATAGATAGCGAAAATAGCAAAATGAATCTAGTCCTTAGAGGGCTACGATCTGGGTCTACAGGCTCTGTTTGGTCTAAAGGCGAGATATACGAAGAAAATGGTTTTTTAAAAATTTACAAAGGATTTTAAAAAGGAATAATTATGGCAATTTCAACAATTAAGGCTGGTGACTGGCTGAAGGCGAATGGTCAGATCATCACAGACGCTAGCAAAGCTAGTATGAAGACTTATCTTGAACAGAACTTTCGTCCTTTGCAGGATGGTGTCTACATCGGCAAGATGCAGAATGACGGATGGGGTCCTCAGACTGGAGATGAGACTGCAGTAATCGGTTCGTATAAAAGAATCGAACCATGGCAGACAACGAACATCGGTATCACGGCTGCCGATGCTGATGCTATCGTTATCCAGCATGGCGGCTACAGACTGGGCATTGCTCTGACCGAACCATCAGCAGCGATAAAATGGGGAAGCGTGCAGGAGAGTAATTCCATCGGCTACAAGCAATCGAGCGACCTCAACAACTTTGATGGCGATGTTCGTACTGCTGGCATCATGGCGAGTAGCTTCTACAAGAACGATGCCCCTGAAACGTATGGTGTCGCTTACTGCTGGAACTACATGACGAAGCGCACGGACAATGGCAAGCCTTGTCAGATTGGTAAGCACAACTGGTGGATGCCGACTATGGGAGATTTGTCGCTCATACATCAGCACTTCGAGACTATCAATCTCGCCATGCGGCGCATTAAGGATGCCGGGAAGCAGTCTGTATCACTCTTGCAGCGGGCGCATTACTGGTCGTGTGTAGAGCGTTCGGGCGCGCTTGCGTGGTATCTGACTTTTGGCACAGGCCATCGGAGCGGCAATGGTAAGGTTGACACCAGCCTTCGGGTGCGTCCAGTTACGGCATTTTAACTCTTTATCTCTTTTTCTCTTTAACTCTTTCCGCTCGCAGAGCGGCAAGCAAGGTTGAAGGGAATAAGAGATGCGAACATATTTAATAATAAGTAGAACAAAAAAATAGTGCAATAAAAAATGGCTATCGCAAGCAGTCTTCCAATATACCAGCAGACTTATGAACTGGTCAGTAATCTCGTAACATGGACGGAGAATTTTCCACGGAAGTACAAATATACCTTGGGAGAGAAACTCATCAATGTTGCTCTGGAGTTATTCGAGTACATTCAACTCGCAAATATGAGCATCGAGAACAGATCACGACATCTGACCGGATTCACAATCAAGTTGGAATTATTGAAGACCCTGCTGCGTCTCTGCTTCGATAGGAATCTATTCTCTTTGAAGCAGCAGGCTGACATTTGCAGACTTACGACCATCATTGGCAGACAGGCTACAGGCTGGGGAAGGTCGGGCAGGGTTTAGTACTGGTCCGATTTAAAAAGTGAGAGCATGATGCGGCTACGGCTCATTGTGGAAACGATTCTCTTAATTAATGGTCTCGTCACTGTCAAGCTACATTGTCAGTTGTACGACATTGTAGAGCAGTTAAGATGTTTAGAGCGAGAAAATAGCGGGCGCATTACTGGTCGTGTGTAGAGCGTTCGGGCACGAATGCGTGGTATCTGAATTTTGACACAGGCCATCGGAGCGGCAATGGTAAGGTTGACAACAGCAATCGGGTGCGTCCAGTTACGGCACTAGTTAAGGAAAAGTGGAGAACAAATGGTAATGGTAAAGGGAGAGGATATTTTGATAGCGCATTATGATTGTTACAAGGGGAAGGCATCTTCTCCGGACGCAATCAGATTCGTTGTAAATCTGTTCGAGAACATCACAGACTTGACGGATAGTATCAACAACAGGAGCTATCAGCCTTTGCCATCCATTACATTCGTTGTCTCCAAGCCTGTCTACCGTGAGGTCTTTGCTGCGAATTATCGCGATAGGGTTATCCATCATTATATTGCGCTGAGGCTTGAACCTTTATTCGAGGGTATCTTCAGCGACAGAACCTTCAATTGCCGTGTCGGCAAGGGGCAGTTGGCTGGCGTCAAGCAATTGGCGGCAGACATCAAGGAAGTGAGCGAGAACTATACGAGGTCTTGCTGGTGTCTCCGGGGCGACATGAAGGGGTTCTTCATGAGCATTGCAAGGAAGGAACTTGCAGACAAGGTCGATGCGTTCATCGTTGAGAACTATAAGGGAGACGATATCGAAGACCTGCGCTATCTTTCTCGCATCACGATTATGAACGACCCAACGAAGAACTGCATCATGCGTTCTCCGAAAGAGGAAATGGCAAAAGTTCCTGTCGGTAAGACGTTGCGAACAAGTAAGAAGGGGTGCGGATTGCCGATTGGAAACTTGACAAGTCAGCATGACGCAAACTTCGACTTGAACGACTTCGATTGGATGTTCGACATCTTCCTTCATATATACTGGCATGGAAGGTATGTTGACGATTTCTACATGATTCATGCGCAGAAGGAAGTGTTGATTGCTTCGATTCCGAAGGTCAGAGAATATCTGGCAAGAATAGGCATCACGCTCCATCCTCGGAAAATCGAGTTGCAAGAGTGCAGCCGGGGTGTCAAGTTTACCGGGATGGTTGTCAAGAATGGAAGAATCTACGCAAGCAACAGGACGGTTGCCAATTTCGAGAATCTCATCCACCACATGAACACCCTGCCGGAAGATTACTCAATCGAGCAACTGGAGCATTACGTCAGTTCGATTAATAGCTATCTCGGCTACATGAAGCATTGTGACAGCTACGACATCAGGAAGCGCATCATTCTTAAGATGGATTTGCGGTTCTATCGGCATCTATATGTTCAAGGTCACTACGAATGTGTTCGCATAAAAAATAAGTACAAGAGACGAAATATCGTAATAAGGAAACTCGAAAACAAGAAGAATACAATCATTCTCCTAGATAATTATTATTGTAATGGTACGAATACCAACGGAAAAAGAAATCGGCAAGATGCTGGATGATGGTTTCGTTGTCGTAATAGACAGAAAATCAATAACAAAAGAAAATAGACATGGACGAAGTAATACATGAATTCCAGGTGCAGCATCTATATCTATGCACCTTTGTGATTTTTATCTGCTTCGCTACAATTCTGATTGCCATGACGATTGATTTAGTTGCAGGCATTCAGAAGGCGAAGGAACTGCATGTTGCAAGAACGTCAACTGGATTGAAGAAGACGTGCGACAAGGCAAAGAAGTATTTCTCTACATTTCTCACCGCTGCGCTTATGGACGTAGCTACGTGCATCATCTCTCCCTTCCCGATATTCTCCATCGCGTGGACGGTATATCTGCTTTCGTGCGAGTTCAAAAGTATCAGAGAAAAAGCATACGAGAAGGCCGAGATACGCAAGCAGGACCGCACGATGCAAGTAATACTGGAGAACAAGGACGAAATTGCGAAGGCGGTTGTCGAGATAATGAAGGAAGAGCGGAAGAAAGGAGGAGACAATGAGGATAACTAGAGCGCAACTGGTAAAGGTAATGCCGAATGCAGGCAGCAGGGCAGACACCTACCTTCCAATCATCAACGGATGGGCAGAGCATTTCCACATCAACACCCCACTAAGGATGGCGCACTATCTCGCACAGATTGCCCATGAAAGCGGTGAGCTCAGATATACAAAGGAACTGGCAAGCGGCAGAGCCTACGAGGGCAGGAAAGACCTCGGCAACACCCAGCAGGGCGATGGCGTGAAGTATAAGGGCAGAGGATTGATACAGATTACCGGGCGAGCCAACTACCGGAAGTATGCCAATTATTGCGGCTTCGATGTTGTGGGCAGTCCCGAACTTCTGGAGCGTTCTCTGGGAGCAACGAAATCCTCGATGTGGGTATTCGACACCTTCGGCTGCAATGAGTTGGCAGACCAAGACAACTTGAAGGCTATCCGCAAGCGCATCAATGGCGGCTTCAATGGACTGGCAGCCTGCGAGAAGTATTTGAAGCGAGCCAAGGCTTCCTTGGAAATCGAGGTGCTTGCATAATAAACACATCAATCAAACATTTCAAAGTATGGAAAATTCAAGAAAAGGGCGAAATTTGCGTTCTGTGGCGTTATTTTTCGCTATGCTTATAATTGCCACACTTTTGATTTTTGGCTGTTCCTGCGGCAAAACGGTGGAAAATAACACCATATTACGAGATAGCGTGCATCTAAGCAAGAAACAAGATACAGATAATAAGTATCTGAGTAAATGGAACAACATCTTCGCCCACGATAGCATCTACAGGAAAGATTCTGTTGTCGTGCAGATCAAGGGCGATACGGTATACAAGGACAGATGGCATCTGTTGACGAAAACGAACAAGGTATACATCTGCAAGACTGATACGATATTCAGTGATACCCACAGGCTTGCAACAGATTCCGTTGCCAGCACGAAATACGTCACGAAGTGGAAGACAAAGGAAGTCGAGAAGCAGATGAGCCTGTTAACTCGCATTAGGCTAATAATTGGAGATTACTTCCTTCTGTCCTCGGCTCTTTTGTTGCTTCAAGCAATCCTCGTAAGGTGGAAAAAGAAGGATAAAAAATAAATATGTGTTCTAATATCTTTTTATACTTTTACCTATTATATTGCGCAAGCGTGCGCAAAGGTAGGTTTTGTTTGTTCTCAGAAGCAGGGCGCAGGGATGCGGTCTGCTTTTTTGTTTGAAAACAGACTTAAAAATGCAAACAAAATGAAAATACAACGGTGTTTGAAAAGAAAACACAAAATAAAGTTAAATTATCGGGAAAATCATTCGGGGTATCGAAAAATATTAATATCTTTGCAACGTGTTTGAGATACAAACACTTAGTCATTCAGCAATTTTAAAATATAGAATTATGAAAAAGTCAGCAATTAAGGCAAACGTTTTAGAGTTCACTACTAAGTTCATCAACTCCAACTTCCGTATCAAGGTCTTCGGACGTACAGAGGATGGAAAGAAGATAAACACTCTCGTAGGTGTAAGCGGTATCTTGAAGCTCATCGGTGCAGAACTTTTCAACAAGTTCATCAAGCGAGCATTGAAGGCTGGTATGGACGCTTGCCGCTGCGCACTCAGAAGAGGATTGGTTGTAACACTGTATGCTAAGTAATCAAGGGAGGACAGAGAAATGGCAAGAGCAAAATATTACATCAAGAAACAGGTTGAAGGCGAGGAAATCGAGGAGTCGGAAAACTTTACACGCAAGGACAAGGCAGAGCAATTCTTGAACGGCTTGTTTCGGGAATATAAAAAAGCCGATAATTTTTATCCACACTGGGTACGTCAAGGTTATTTCAAGACTGAATTTGCATGCTTAGGATTGAATCGTACAACAGAGTATTGGATTGAAAAGTATTAACCAGCAGGGCGCAAGCCCTGCACAATATATCAAGATATGAAACAATACATTTTGAACGGCAAAAATAGCCTTGGGCAAGTTGATAGTCACATCGAAGACTACAGAACCAAGGAGATAATGGAGGAAAGGTTTTCTCGAATTAAGGAAACCTTCAGGAACAACCCATTTGCAGAAATGATGGAAGAAGGAGACCGACACTTCAAGGTTAAAATGGGTGGAGTGACATACAAGTATTACATCACTGAACGAGAAATCTAAATTTGGCAAGATATGAAGGAATACGACAAGATACCAGCACAAGCAGTGGTCGAGGTAACGACCAGCTGGGGAAGAACCTGCCTGCGAGAGATAGGGCGAGACCTCAAGGAAGGCACGGTGCTCGATGGCTATTATTATCCGGTAAGCAAGGCTTTCGACTTTAATTGGAAGGGAGAGGGAGTAATGCTGTGGATCGGGGACAACGGAAGGCTTGTCAGTCTCGGAGAAGGACAAAAGCATAAATACATGATGCTTGGTTGTCTATTATCCGATTGCAAGTACTTCCTTCGCAATCCATACGAGCGACACCTCTATTTCCAGAGCATCGCCCGGCATTGCAAGGAAATGCGCCAGTACTGGATGGAGTTGAACATCAAGCCGGAGTGGTTATCTTATAATCAGATCGGCAGGCTTGAGCACAAGATGAACAGAATGAAAACGAAGTTAGATAGGCAATTTAAAAAAGACAGACAAAGAATATGGCAAAGTTTATCAAAGTGAAATCTAACGCATATCGTGAGATTCTAGTAAACAAAGAACACATTTTGCTTTTCCGAGAAAGCCAAAATGGGACAGTTATAAAGCTTAATGCACCTTTTAATGGTGACACCGTTACTATTTATACAGAAGAGGATTATGAATCCTTCAAAGAAAGAGTATTAAACAATAATATAATTATTAGATTATGGCAACACTTATTAGAGCGACTGGCGAGCAGATAACCGTTAAGCCTGCCAGCGGTGGTAAATTTACCTTGGAGGAACTTCAAGGATTCGTGAGCGGTTTTATTGAGCGCATTGACCTGGAGAACGGCAAGGCGATGTATATTAACGAAGATGGCAAGGCGTTGCAGATGAAGCGCAATATTGCGGCAACTGTCTGTTTGCAACAAAGAGGGTGCTTGCAGGGTGATTATATCGCTGGCGATGCGGTCATTCTTGATTATTCAGAGGAGGATTGATGT